AAATTCTAGGGTCATCTTTAGGCAGCATTTCAAACACAGCACCTTTACCAGCTTGCATAAAAGCTTGCTTGGCTTCTTGTAAAGGTTCAGTAGCTAAGTCTATAGCAGTATCTAAAAACTCATCGTTAGGCTCATTAAACTTTTCAACTATGTTTTCTGCCCTGCCATCAAGGTAAGGCTCATCTGCTCTAGGTACTTGAATATCAGCCATCAGCATTAACCTTTAATCTAAGTTGCTTAAGTGCATTTAGTGCATGTACTTGACCTTGCATTCTGTACATTACATTAGCTTCTTCAGTTTGAGAAAACATTCTATAACTATTCTGAATACGTTCATCAAGTTCTTTTTCAAAAGCATTCCATGCCTCAAGGTTATTTACTAATATTTTTAAACTCACTGAATTGGTCCTCCACCAGTATTAGCTGAGAAGCCTTGTTCTCCCGGTGTAGGCACTGAGCCTGTACCTATAGTACCCCCACCACTGCCTTGTGTGTCTTGAGCCTGTGTGCCTGCTGGGAGAGGCTGTGCGCCACCAGCACCTTGAGGTGCACCCTCTGGTGCAGGAGGTGGTGGATTTTCTGCTTGGAACTTCTTAAGTATTTCAGCTTGTATTGCTGCATCTGATAAAGAGTTTACTAATTTATCAGGGTCAAGGTCCATAGATTTACAAATTTCACGAATAATATAATCTACTCTTGCAAAAGGTGCAAGCACAGGATTTTGAATAACACCAAGGAATTGCATTAACCGTTGACTACGTACTTCGTTAGCCATAAGACTTTCAGTTCCACGTGCTTTAACTTCTAAGTCTCCTTTGATTTCTTCATCAAAGTCAAACTGCATGTTAAAATTAAAGAAAGCTTTTGCCATAGGGCCAAGTAAGTAATCGTCTACATTCTTAACTACATTTCGTATAGAACCATTAGCAGCAGACATAAGCATACTAATGCCAGAAGCTGTACGTCCGACACCTGACACCCCCGTTTGCCCATGAGCAAAGCTGGGGAACCCTGTAGATTCATCAGAAAGTACTCTGGCTTTATCAAACATCTGCATGTTTTCATTAGATACATTGGGGAACTTAGTACCAAAAATGGCTTGTCCGGGTGCACCCCCTTGCCTACGAAACACTTTGCCGGGATACACACTTAAGTCTTGCCCCGGAACTAAGTTAGTTTCATCTACCTCAATAAGCATATTACCACTTAATGCTGCATTGTCTACAGCCATACGCATAAACCCATTCATAAGAGTTTGGGTATCATCCATATTCTCAGCTAAACCTACACCAAAGATATTGTAAGGGTTAATCTCATAGGGTACTGCATAGTAAGGAATAAGTGTAGGAGTAAATGGATTCATAACAAGACGTAGTACTTGATCATTACAAATCCAAATATTTACACTTACTTCATCTAAACCTTTTAGTTCTTTAGGTATATCAATATCATGTCCTTCAAGAACATCTATGTCTACATTACCCCAAAACTCAAGTACCTCAAACCTTTCAGCTTTAGACTCTTGAGCATCATCTTCCATTGCTTGCTCCCACCATTCTTTTGTGTAGGACTCTCCAACATCAATAGCTGAGTCAATAGAGTTTGCCCTAAAGAAAGGTCGGCTCTTAAGTGATCGCATTTGAGAACGAGACATTTTATGGCGTTCAATTACATACTCTGCTTCATCCATATTAATTGCATCAGGATCAGGATAGAAGTTCCAAATAGAAACAGAAGAAGTTTGTGGAATAGTTTTTATAGTAGGGGAGTATTCACCTTCATCATTCCAATTAGGGTATTCCTTGTCCATAGCAAATGGACCTTTCATAACCCCTGTACCAAACAAAGAACATTCAAATGCAGTTACACGTAATTGTTTATTAGCATTAGACTCTTCAAGTTGATCATGGATTTTTTTTTCCATTTTCTTAGCTGCAATCATTGCAGGATGAATAGTCACTTGAGTAGGTGTACTTCCTACCCCTTCTTTAAGAATATCAAGTACAGGCTCTAGCTTATCCTGTAGCCCTGCAAGACGTTCTTGTAGTTGAGGATAGGTTTCACCCGGAAGAAGCTGCATATCTTCTTCTGTTGGCCCTGTTGCTTTTTTAATATTATCATCAGTTTCAAAGTGTACTGATCCTGCAACACCTTCAGGTAAGGTAGTAGGTTCAATACTAATAGGAAATTTATTGTTGCCAAATAAAACATCTATAATCTGCCCATAGGCAGCAAGTACTTTTGTTTTAGTTACTTTAACAAACACACGTGATTTTTCTGTAGAAGTAAACTGTACATCAGGTCCATACAATCCACGATAATTACGATAGGCTTGCAACCACCTACGTTCTTCAGTATCTCTAGCTAGAGAAGATTTTGAATACCTATGTTTAACTAAGCTAACTATTGTACCTGAAAGAGGATCAGAATAAGAATCTTCTTCACTGTCAGTTAAAGCTGTAGACTCTTGTGAATCCATTGTTTCTTCAAATTCTTCTTCCATACTATTTCCTTAATATCCAAAAGTAGGGTCACTTGCTTGAAACCCTGTACTAGTAGCAGGGTTATAATCAAACAAGTTACTTCTTGGTCTTGTCATTATGCCATACCTTAACGCATCATACAAGTGGTCTTCGGCATGTGTATTTACATCTTCAGGGTTATTTTTATCTAAAGGCAGTGCAGGTAATTGTGAAATTATATTTTTACAAGTATTAAAAAATACAAGTCTAGGTTCTTCTGTAAACTCGTCTACCTGCAATCGCCTATGTAATTCATTCTTACCAGCTACCCTAGAGCCTTTTGATCTATCAGATGGCCTCCATCTGCAACCTTTCATAATCATTTGTTCAGCAAGAGATGGGCCAGTATCGCCACGATTATGCCACAAAGAAGAGTCAAGAACTCCATATCTTATTTTCTCCTCTTGTTCTACATCTAAGATCATGTCAGCTAAATCTGTAGCAATAATTTTACTTACATACATTTCTCTGTATACTATAATTTGTTCTGAAGGACTTACTGCTAACCATACAACACCAGTATGAGAACCATACCCATAGTCACATGCTCTAAACTTAACCCAGTTACTGGGTATATCAAAAGGTTCTATAACATGAATACTACGATTAAACTCAGGAAATGCTGCACCTTCATTTATATCCCAATCACCTTCTAGCAATTGCCTACGTTGATGCTCTGGTAAGGATAAAAGATTTGCTTCATACATACCATCTTCTGCTAGGTATGGATTATCAAACAAAGTAGCAGGTATAAACCTACGTTTAAATAAAGGTTCACCTTGTCTTGAGTGTCCTTTAGGCCATGCTACTATTTCACCAGTGTTTATATCTGTAGCCCAGAAAGGTTTATTAGGTGTTTGAGGGTCAATAAAAGTCTTTTTAACCCATTGATGTCCGGGGCCACCGGGGTTACTAGTGGCTCTCATGTACAAAGGTAGCTTACTATCTCTATTAGTACGTAATCTTGACCTCATATAATCCCAAGGATAAGGGCTAGGCCATTGTGTAAGCTCATCGAATCCAATCCAGTTAAAGGCTTGGCCTTGGTAACGCATAACATCATCATCTCTGTCAAGGTAACTCATCCACAGTGTTGCGCCTGATGGGGCTACCCAAGTCTTATCTCTCTCCATAAACTTAATTCCGGGAACAGCCCTTGGGTATAGCTGTTTAGAAACAGAAATAAGTTCTCTTAGTTCTTCTGTGCTACGTCTAACTAACAACATCCTAGCACTAGGATTAGAAAAATATCTTACTGGGTCTGCTATTAAACTATAGCTTTTACCCCCACCAGCAGAACCTCCATAAAGAACCTCTTGTTCTGTTGACGACAAAAAAGAAGTTTGAGGGCCGGGATTAGGTTCAAAGATTACATCTTCTTTAGAGTAACTCTCCGACTGTGTTATTTGTGCAACACTTGAGGTCTTTTCCACCGAGTCTTTCTTCTTCGAGTTTTTTCGCCTTTTCGAGGGCGGCTTTGTATTTTTCAGCAAGGTGGCGTTGTGCTGCAGCTTCTCTCTTACGTTTGCGTTCAATTTTTACTCTCTTCATTAATCCTACATGGGATATGTACCTACCAGATTGTTCACTTAACCAAGCTGATACATCTCTATAGCTATACTGTTTGAGATATTTTTTAGCTTCTTCTAGTAGTTCTAACTCTTCTGGTATAGGTCTAAGTATATCTTTATCTTCAGAGTCTTGTTTATACCCAAAAGGTATTAGTCTGCCTACTCTTACTACTGACCGCCATTCAAACTCTTCATCTTCTCTAGGTGCAGGTAACTCCCACACTTTACCTATATTACTCATCTTTAGGTGGTAGGATAAATAAAGGATTAGAAGTAGATACTTCTACTTTATCTGTAGCTTTAAATCCACCACGATCAAGAATATCTTTTGCTGCTACTATTTTTTCTTTATTACCAAGATCAGTAGGGTTATCCATGATATGCTTCATAGAATATGCAGCTTTAGTAGCTGTAGTAGAAATAAACTTTTTAGTTCTTTCTGCAATTTCTTCTTGCAAAGCATTTACAATAGAAGAAGTAGAAACATTTTCCGCATAGCCAGCTAACTTACGGGCTTGAGCAGGTTCTCCTTTAGCCTCTTCAAAAAGAACATCTAAAAACTTTTGTTGTTTTTCTGTTAAGTTTCTCATTTAACTTTCCTATACGGCTTTACTTTGGCTGCAACTTTCTTAGGTTGAGCCACAAACTGCTTACCCGCAGCAGTGCCTTTTCGTTTAGCTCTAGTTGTAGAGGCATACTGAGAATCACTAAGAGACTTAATAGCCTTCTTAGGTAGATACCTTTCACCTGTGGCCTTTGGCCCTTGTGTTGAAGGCTTACCACTTTTAGTAGTCCACTTCTGCTTAGTCCAAGACTTAAGGCTTTTTTGACTTTTTGTTAGTGCCATCTACTTTAGCCTTTGCTGTTTTACTTAGGTCTTTATAGTGAAATAATTTTACACTTGTTTTACTATGTGCCTTACCAGTATGCAAAGAGCCATCAGGCATCTTGTGAGTACCACCTTTATGTTCAGTACCATCCTTCTTATAATGCTTTACGCCCTTCATGCCTTGTATCCCCCGCCTTTAGCTTTGTATTTTTTAGCAACCATTTGTGCTTTACGGGCCGACCACTGCCCGGGTTTTCCTCCTGAACTGCCAGCTTTAACGGAGGCAACAAGAGATTTACGCATAGTAGGCTTAGTATAATTACCCGCCGCATTAACCGTGCTTGTCGAAGACTTTTTTGATTTCACCACGTGTTATCCCTACATCCCGTAGTCCTGCGTCTGACATATTAACAAGTTGCCAGTACTGTACTCTACGCATTTGGCTATCTTGAATAGCTTTAATAAATTTTTTAAACATGGTATATCTCCTCTGTTTGACCACAGAAGAGTTATACCATACTTTATACTATCATACTACATACAAGGTTGCAACCCCGTTATGCATTATTTTTTCTTCTTAGTCATTCCACCGTACATATAACCAGTAGAGCCACCACCCATCATTTTCTTAGCTGCTGGTTTCTTTTTAGCCATACCACCTGCCATCATCTTTTTAGCTGCTGGTTTTTTCTTAGCTGCCATTCCACCATGCATCATCTTAGCTGTAGGTTTCTTTTTAGCCATACCGCCTTTATTCATCTTACCTTTACCATCAGCAGCAAACTCAGGAATTTTCTTTCCTGTCTTAGGGTCTGTTACCATTGCCATACCACCTGCTTTAAAACCAGAACCTCTTTTATTAAATTTTCCTGAAGTTCTAAGAGCATCCTTACGATAGTCTCCACCCATTGCTGCTTCAACTTCTTTTTTAGTTTTTTCAGTAATAGGTCCATCATTAGGAATAACTTTTGGTGTAGTTTTTGGTGTAGTTTTTGGTTTATCCTTTGGATCAGGTTTAGGGCGAAGCACAGGACGAAGAGAAGTTTTTAACCCACCTTTATCTTTCAAGTCTGTAGCATAAACTGCTGCCATAACTTTGCCATTCTTATCAGTATAGTAAAGGCTTTTAGCTTTTTTAGCTTCTGCAATACTTTTATATTTTTTACCTTTAGCTTTTTCTGCTTTTAGAGTAGTGCCTTTTTCTTTGAGCTTTCGATTAAGATGCTCACGTAGTGATTCTTTTGCCATAACTTATATCCTTATATCTATTTTTCTACCACTTGACTTTGTGGGACCAGTATTTTGCTGAGAGTTTGCTTGAGGGTTTCCCCTGTGCATCATGTCTTGCGTAGTAACTTTTTTTACGGGCTTTATCTTTTGCCGTCTTGGGAGCTTTACCTGCCCCACTAACGCCCTGCTGTCCAAACCTGATAAATTTATAGGTATCTCCTTCTTTAGCCATAACACAATGTGATTTAGTTTTATGATTAGGAGTTCTCTTAGGTTTATTAACACCCTTGAGTCCCTCTTCTTTCATCTTAGTTTTTACTCGTTCAGGGATTGCCATATTAGTTTCCTATAAAATATTGGGGGAAACACTGACGCCCAGCTTTACCCCCAATTAAAATTATTTGAATAATCAAATATGACGCCTTACGATAAAACCACTCTTACTGTTACATCGTCACTGCTTGCTGCTAAAATGTTCATTATAACAGCATCTCCAATAGCATCAGGGATTGCAAGAGTATAGCTACCAGCTTCTAATTGTAAATCATTAGCACCACAGTTTGCTGCTGCAGTACTAAAATTAATTAAGAACTCTTGATTAGCATGAATATGTACAAGCCTAAAGCCAGTACAAGTAAAGTGTGCAGTATTGCCAGCAGTATTATCTACTGATACTTTTGTCTGCACACTCCACTGTAATGTATTAGGCTGAAACGTACCTAATGAGTTCGCCATTAGACAATACCGTATAGATTGATCAAGGAGTAATCAGTAGTTACGTTGACAATCATAACTGTGCCAACTACTTGAATAACATCCCCTGCGGCTGGGCCTACAGCACCTGCAGCACCCAAAGGTACAGCATGGTTGCCTACGACAAGAGTACCCGAAGTAAGTACAGTTTGTGGACCTGATACAGCCATCCAACCAAAGTGGGAAGCAGCCATATCTACAACAGTGACACCCATAGTTGCGCCTGTAGTTGTAGCAGCTTGAACAATCAAAGCACTGAGAGGATCAGCAATAAGAGTAATCCGTGTGCTAGAAGAAGCTGTAAGAGCTGTTGCTAAATCATCATAAGTAGTAATAACAATAGACGGGTCTGATGAGTGATCATGTGCTGGGTTAGAACGAATGCGGAGCATCTGACCTTCACCTGCACCATCATTAATATACAAGTAACCACCTGCATATTGATTAAGTGTAATGTCAGTGTCGCCAGCAGTCTCAACAG